ACGTGGACACGTACGGCGAGCCGTGGGAGGTCCTGGTCAACCTCCTGCCGCGACTGCGCCGGCAGACCCTCGTCTTCCTCACGCACGGACACCTCGCCATCTCGGTCACCCCGAGCCTGGCGTCTCGGGCCGTGTGTGGACTGCCGACGGATTGGAAGATTCCGATGTCCCGCGACCTCGTGACCTACCTCGGCGAGCAGGCGCTGGCGCATGTGTGGCGGCATGCTGAGGTGGTGGCGGCGTGGCGGCTGAGCAAGCCGCGCGTGTCGTATTACGCGCTCAATTTAATCCCGTATCTTGTTGATTCTAAAGAAGTTGACCTGATACAATCAGCCAAGGACCGGCCGGCGTTGGCGCGCCGACCGGCCCGATCAACATCTGCGTAGGAGGCAGACATTCATGGCTGACAAGACGAGTCTACACTTCGCTCACCTCACCACGGACGAGCAGCGCGAGCTGCGCCGGATCTGGCACGAACTCGACAATTTCCCCTTCATCGAACGGACCTGGAAGAACCGCGAGGGGGAAGTCGCGCATGCGCCCGGGCACGGCTCCGGCCGCGGTGCGCGCCGTGTGAAACTCCACGAAGAGTGCCCATTCGTTCCGGGTGAAGCTGGCGCGCCCGTGTATCACGACATCCAGCGCGGTCGCGCCGGCTCGCGGGCCCAGGTCAAGGACGCCATCGGGCGCTTCATTCTCGGCAAACCGGCCACAGCCATCGTCACGCGGGCCCTCGACGTGGTCCGCCGACGGCTCGACGGTGACCCGTCCGTGCTGCGAGCGATGCTCCCCGCAGAGGCCGGCGACGACCCGATCACGCCAGAACGCGAAGACATGCGCGAGCTCGAGTCGCACCGGACCGCCCGTCAGCTCAGCCGGCGCGCGCGGAAGGCGTGGGACACGATGGTGGCCAAAGGCATCCGCCGGCGGCGCGAACCGAGGCCGCCGGCATCAGCGGACCGGCGCGCCGCGGCGCTCAAGGCGTGGGCGACCCGCCGGGGGGTGGTCAATGGCTGAAGCGACCATCATCGCGTGGACCAATCGCACGTGGAACCCGTGGCGGGGCTGTACCCGCCTCAGCCCAGGATGCGCGCACTGCTACATGTTCACCGCGCAGGAACGGTACGGCCAAGATCCGAGCAGGGTGACCCGCACGAAGACATGGGGTGACCCGCTGAAGTGGCAGCGCGAGGCCGAGGCAAAGGGGATTCACGAACTCGTGTTCACGTGCTCCTGGTCCGACTGGTTCCATGAGGACGCGGATGCGTGGCGCCCGGAGGCCTGGGCAATCATCAAGCGGTGCAAAAACCTGCACTTTCAGATCCTGACGAAGCGACCCGAACGCATTGCTGCGCACCTGCCACCTGACTGGGGCCCGAACGGGTATCCGAACGTATGGCTCGGGGTGTCGGTCGAGAACAACCGGCACGTGCACCGCGTGGATGTACTGCGGCCGATTCCGGCTGCCGTTCGTTTTATTTCGGGCGAGCCGCTCCTCGGTCCGCTTCCTGACCTCAACCTGCAGGGCATTCACTGGCTCATCGTGGGCGGCGAGTCCGGCCCCGGATTCCGGCCGATGGACCATGCCTGGGCGCGGTCGCTGCGGGACTACGCCAGGGCCTCTGGCACGGCGTTCTTTTTCAAACAGTCGGCCGCACCGAAGACCGAGATGGGCATCGAGCTCGACGGGGAAGTCGTCCGCGAATACCCCGCCATCTACTGGGGCCTGACCGGTTCGCCGCCTGGCGACCTGTTCGCGGGAGTGCATGGCTAGAGCCAAGGACCAGCAGCCGAAAAAGGCCGGCGGCGCACCTGCCAAGCCGCCGGCCACTCCCCGCCGCAAAGCGACGACGCGCCCAAAGTCCGCCAACGCCGCCTCAAAGGGCGCAACTTCCAAGCCCCCCAAGCCCCGGACGAAGTCGAAATCGAAGGCCTCAAGCCATCCTCAGACGCCTCAGCAGCCGCCTACGCCGCCGTCGCAACCTGCACCGACACCGCCACCATCAGGCCCCATTCGCGGCGCCGTCCTCGGACGCTCCCGAGACTTCAAGGGGCCAGCGCCGGACTTTCCGGAAATTACCGACCCTAAAAAACGCGCGTACCTGGTGCAACTGTCGCTGACGGCCAGCTTCAACGATGCGGCTGAGGCGGCTGGGGTGAGCCTGAAGACCGGCTACAACTGGCGGCACGACGACACGGACACGGCGTTCCAGGACGGGGTCAAGCTGGCGATGGAGCTGGCCTGCGACCGCATCGAGGCCGAGATCCGCCGGCGCGCGATCGAGGGCGTCGAGGAGCCGGTCTACCAGCAGGGCGGCATGGTCGGCACGGTGCGCCGGTTCAGCGACACGCTCCTCATCTTCCTGGCGAAGGGCGCGATGCCCCAGAAGTACCGGGAGCGGTTTGAGCACTCGGGCCCCAACGGCGGGCCGATTCCCGTGAAGCGGGCGGACCTGACCGCCCTGACCGAGGACGAACTCCTGCAGATGCGCGGCCTGCTGTCGAAGGCCACGCCGGGCGCTGGGAAACCATCATGAGCGCGACCGCTGTCCTGCCGACGCTTCATGACGTTCAGGTCGAGCTGGCCAGCCGCCGCCTGATCCACTTCGTCCGCTACATGTGGGACGTGATCGAGCCCCGGGCCCCGTTCGTTGATGGCTGGCACATCGCGGCCATCTGCGAGCACCTTGAAGCCATCACCAGCGGGCAGATTCACGACCTGCTGATCAACGTGCCGCCCGGGTGCATGAAATCCCTGCTGGTGTCGGTGTTCTGGCCGGCGTGGGAGTGGACGCGCCATCCTGAATACCGCTACCTGTTCGGCTCGTACGACGAGGCCTTGTCCATCAGGGACAACCGGCGGTGTCGTGACGTCATCGACTCGCCGCGCTACCAGGCGTCCTGGCCGCTCGAGCTCCGCTCCGACCAGAACACGAAGACCCGCTACGACAACCTGAAGTCTGGCTGGCGGATTGGCACGTCGGTCGACGGCAAGGGCACCGGTGAGCACCCGCACCGCAAGGTCATTGACGACCCGCACAACGTCAAGCAGTCGCTGTCGGGGCCACTGCGAAAGAAGGCCATCTCGTGGTTCTCGCTGACGATGGGCTCGCGCGGCCTCGGCCTGGACGCGGCCACGGTCGTCATCATGCAGCGGCTGCACGAGGAGGACCTCAGCGGTCACATCCTCGCGGAATATCGGGGCGTGTTCGATCACCTCTGCCTCCCGATGCGGTACGAACCGCCGGCACGCGTCGTCCTCGATGGCGTCGAGGTGATGAAGCCGCGCATGGAGCCGACCCGGATCGGGTTTCAGGACCCGCGCAGCGAACCCGGAGAACTGCTGTTCCCGGGACTCCTCGATGAGGCGAAGACGGCCAAACTCGAGCGCGCCCTCAAGAGCGAGCACGGCGAATTCGGTGTCGCTGGCCAGCTGCAGCAGCGGCCGACCCCGATGGCCGGCGGCATGTTCAAACGCGAGTGGTTCAAGATCATCCCGAAAGCGGTCGCGGTGCCCCTGCTCGCCACTGCTCGTCGGTGTCGTGGCTGGGACGCGGCCGGCACCGAAGGCGATGGCGACTATACCGCCGGCGTCTTGATGGCTGCCATCAGTGACGGCCGCTACCTCGTGGAGGACGTCGTCCGCGGTCAATGGGGCCCGGGCGCTGGCGACAACGTCCTGAAGTCGACCGCGATGGCTGACCCGTGGGGCACTGCGCAGCGCGAGGAGCAGGAGCCCGGCAGCGCCGGCAAGAAAGTCATCGCCTCGCACCTCATCCTGCTCGCGGGCCTCGACTACGCCGGCGAGACCTCATCCGGAGACAAGCAGACGCGCGCGCGGCCGTTCGCGGCGCAGTGTGAGGGCGGCAACGTCCTGCTCGTGGAAGGGGACTGGAACAAAGCCTACATCGATGAACTCTGCGCGTTTCCGCGCGGGACCTACGACGACCAGGTGGACGGTTCGTCGACGGCATTCAATCACCTGGCGCTCGGCTACGGCAGCGCCGGCACGGTGCCTGTGACAGGCGCATAGGGAGAGAGACATGGCAGCAACGGCTCAGGTCGATACAAAGCACGCCAGCTACAAGAGGATGGAGGCGTCCTGGAAACGATGCCGGGACGTCGTCGACGGCGAGGAAGCCGTCAAGGCCGCAGGCGAAGTCTACCTGCCGAAACTCTCCGAACAGAAGCCGCACGAATACAACGCGTATAAGGAACGCGCGACGTTTTTTGGCGCCACGAGCCGAACCGTCAACGGACTCACCGGCATGGCGCTCTCAGGCGGCGTCAAGCTGAAGCTGCCGGATGTTGTCGCCCCTCACGCGATCGACGTCACACTGGATGGGGATTCCTGCGATTCCATCGCATCCCGCATCCTCAGCCAGGTCCTCGAGGTCGGTCGGTTCGGCGTGCTCATGGACTTCTCCGAGACCGAGAAGCGGCCCTACTGGGTGCCCGTGATGGCCGAGGACATCA